TATTAAGACCTGTTTTTGTCGCTGAAGTAGAAGTGCTTGATTACAATGATGCGCTCGGAACTAATATGTTAAATGGCAAGGAAACAGTTAATCTTTCATTTACTGTTCCCGGAGCAGATTCTATTTCTTTTAAGTTTTCATTGATGCAAAACAAACATCTTGATGATAAAACTTCACAACTTAGCGGATCAATGAAATATAAAACATATAAATTAAGAATGATTTCAGAAGATTTGCTGATTAACCAATCTAAACATTTAGCAAAAAGTTTTAAACAGCCGACTCATCAAACAGTTAAAGATGCATTACAAACTATTACTTCTGCACAAGTACAAGTTCCTGACCCATGTAAGGGCGAACAAAGACTTATAGCAAATCACGAACCAGTATATGATTTTCTTGCAAAAATTCATGACCGTCATGTTTCTGAAAAATATAAATCTTCTCTGTATACTTTATTTGCAAGTAGAAAAGGAGGTCAAGAAAATAGAACCTTTTGTACTTTCGAATATCTTATGGATCAAAGTTCTGTTTTTAATTTTAAACAAGACAATACAATTGGAGGAAGAACAACAACCGAATCTGATGGCATGAATAATGTAATATGGTTAAAAGTGCCTGATTCGTTCAACACTCCTATTTCATATGCAGCACCAACTAAAAAAACAACTTATAGTCCTGATCATGGTATATCAAAAGTAACTAATAAACCTGCTGATAATGGGTCTCAATATAAAAAATTAGGCCAACAAATAACAGGAAGTTATATAGATAAAACAAAATCAGACACTAATCCTATTAGAAATACGCATGTTTCTCCAACAAACGATGAAAAAACTACAAATATTTCAGACGCTAAAGTTGATAGAGCAAATTTTCTAAAAGATTTAGCGCAAAATGCTGTTAAGTTTGAAGTTAATGGAAATCCAAAAATAGCAGTTGGTAATATCGTAACTTTGAACATTCCTAAAAAGTCTGATGCAGATCAGAGCGCAGGTGAAAAACAAATGAATGATAAAGTTCTTATTGTTAGATTGAGGCATAAAATTGGCCCAGCAAGCGCAAAGCCGAGATATACTATGGTAGTTGAGGCTATAAAAGCTGGTTTTTATGAGAGCGGTGCATAATTATGTTGAACAGTCAAAATTTTTTCTATGCAGAAGTTAGAAACATTATTGATCCATTTAGATCAGGAAGAGTTCAGATAAGAATATATGGCGTTCATGATGACGAACAAAATATTAAAGACGAACATCTTCCATGGGCTGTACCTTTATTGCCTGTAACGTCCGCAAGTACAGCTAAAATGGGAGTTGTTCCACATGGCATGATTGTTGGGTCAAGAGTGTTTGGATGTTTTGTTGATGAAGCAAGGCAATATCCAATAGTATTAGGAACTTTTCCTCGATCAGCACAGTTATCTCCCGGTCAAGTTGAAGATGGCGGTCAAGATACATTAAAAAATGGTGGTATTGATAATCCATCAGTGAAAACAACATCAGTATAAGGAATAATTATGGCTGATACACCAAAAATAGGCGCTCCAAATACTTCTGCTACAGAAAAAGGTTTAAAAAGAGACCAATACGATCCAACAAACGGAAAATTTAAATTACCTCCAACTCTTGCAAGTGCAACTACTCCGCCTTCTTCGCAAACGAGAAAAAATGCCGCACCAAATGCTGATAAACCATCAATAGCACATGTCGATCCGAGTATGGATCTAAATTCGGCTTTGCAACAAGTAGGTACTTCCGGTCAAGTATTTCCAAAACTTATATCAATACTAACCCAAGTCAAAGGCATCATGGCAATGATGCACACGACTTCGCCATCATCTTCTCCAAGTTCTGCAACAAATACAAATAATAACGAAACTATTAACACACTTATAAGTGCACTGACAGGCGCATTAACTATAATATCAAATAAAATAGGGTTTGATAATGTTGTGTCAACACTATCTTCAACGTTTGCTAATGGAAATGCTGCAAATTTAGAAACAAAATATGTATCAGTTGTAAGCGAATCTATAATTAATTTGGTAGAACTTGCAATTTCTCAAGGCAATACGCAAAATTTGCCATACACTGCCACTCCAGGATATAACACTATACCACCAGGGACAATTCCGCTATCTCCTTTATATGCTACACCTCCAGACAATTACGTACAACAATTTTTTTCTATAACAAATGACCCTTATCCCGGTTATGTTCAATGGCAAGGCCCATTGGGAAATGATGTTTATACAACAAGAACAGCGGATTATCCAAATTATGATTCTGCTTTAGAATCAGTCACAGGTAATGCACAAATTCAGTTAGTAACTTTATTGTCTCCTCCATTACAAATAAATTTGTTGACTGTACCGCAACTTAATGCAATTCTTGACAGCGTTTATCAGTATATTGTATCTTCTGGACAAGATTCGGTTCTAGGCAATAATAGTGGCGGCAACAGTGGTGCAAATATTATGACAATAGCATTACTATTGCTTGGCGCTGCTGGCGCTTTAATGAATAATGGATTAAATAAAATACCAACAGGAGCTAATGTATCCTCTTTAACCACAACCATTCAAACTGCGGCGAAAAACTTATCTATCTTACAACAGATGAAAAATATATCTAAAGGTGCAGTTAACGTGCCACCGCCTTTAGGATCATTGGGATCATTAGGTTCTTTTGGAGGCGCTTTGGCATTAGTATCTTCTTCAATTGGCGCATTAAATTTGATTGTTAGAAGTTTAAATTCATTATCTAATACATCAGGTTCATTATCTGGAAATTCGAATATAACAAATGCCTTGGGATCAATATCTGCTATAACACACAACCTTTCCTATAATATTAGTGGATTGAGTACGGTTGCAGGCATTATAAATTCAGTTAATACATTAAATATAGTGTTTACAAGGTTAAATTCGCCAACAATAACTAATTCAGAGTTGCCTAATATTATAAATCTCGTTTCCACAACTTCAACCTCTTTGACTGGATTTAGCCAAATAACATTAAATAAAAATAATGGCCTTTCTATAAATTCTTTGTCTATGTTGGCTAGTATGGGTCTAACACAACAAACCATTTCTGTTTTGAACAATTTGTGTATAAACTATAAATTAAGTCAAGATTCTATAACATCTATTAGTTCAATTGCAATATCTTTGCAAGAAGAAAAATTCTCACAAAAATCTATTACACAAATAATAACGCTACTTGCAGAGGTTATTTAATAATGGCTAACACTTTACCTCAAACAACTAAAACAAATCCAGAAAAAAATAAAAGAATTTCTGGGCAACCTTCTCCTGCCGAAAGATATTCTTCTGGAAGTTCTTCTGGTATTGATCCAATTTTTGTTCATGGCGAAGCAGGGTGGAACGGCGACTTCAAATTCAAATACAACGATCCTAGATCTCCAGAAACAGGCGCAGAAGAACATTTTGATCTAACAGGCAGTTACACAATAAAAGAAAATAATAATGGCGACATACCAATGGTTAATAAAATTACCATTGGACACGAAAATCATTATATATCTGGCGGTCATACTCATACAGTAGACGGAAACAAAGATACTAGGACAGGCGATGCTGGTAATCTATTAGATAATGTTTTTGGCGCCATGGGCGCTTCAGTGGCTAAAGATGTGATGAAAGGTATTGGCGCTACTGTACATAAAGTTACAGGAGGCTCTGGATCGTTTCATCATGATGCAGGTGGCGATCATAATCATGCAACTTCTGGGAATCATACGTCAATACATGATGGAAATAAGACTGAAAAAACAACTGGAGATCACGTTAAAGTTGTAACTGGCAATCATGTACAACATACAACAGGCGATCATTATAATTATAATGATAGTGGCAATTATAGTATTAAAGTAAATTCTGGAAATTATAGTGCTGATATAGCGTCAAATATTAGTATTTTAAGCGAAAGCGGCTCGATTACAGTAAATTCAAATTCACAAAATGTTGTGGTTACGGCAGCAACAAGCATAACTTTGAAGTGCGGTTCATCTTCTATCATTATTACGCCGAGTAGTATAACTATGATATCAGATAAGATTAATCTCAATCCATAAAACGGATAAATACAAATTAAATAAACTACGAGCGGATAATGACAACAAGAGCAGACACACTTACATCTACGTTAAAAAAACAAGAATATTTTTCAGATTTTCTTGATAGTTTTTCATTAACGCCAATTGGTAATGATCTTGGTCGAGTTATTAATGAAGCATCTGTAACGCAATCAATAAAAAATTTAATTTATACTAATCTTGGAGAAAGATTGTTCCAACCAAACATTGGTTCTAATGTAAAAAATTCTTTATTTGAATTTAATGATAATATTACTGCGCAAAATATCATTTTTAATATACAAAACACATTAAAATACAACGAGCCAAGATGCAATTTGATTTCTGTGACAGCTAATCCTGCGGACGAATATACATTTTTAGTCAATATAACATATTCTCTTATAAATAATCCAGAACCAATCACAATAAATATGATGTTGCAAAGAGTTCGATAATAGAAAGAATATTAAATGGCAGCTAATAGCACATTATCTCTATCTAGTTTAGATTTTGATACTTTAAAATCCAATTTTATAACATATTTACAAAGCCAGTCTGCATTTAAAGATTATAATTTTTCTGGTTCAAATATGAATGTTCTACTTGACATTTTATCATACAATTCATATTTAAACAGTTTTTATTTGAATATGGTTGCTTCTGAAATGTTTATGGATTCGGCTCAATTATTTAATTCTGTTGTATCTCATGCAAAAGAATTAAATTATGTTCCAAGGTCAGCAACATCTTCTACAGCAAATATAAGTTTTACTGTTTCTACAACAG